GACAGCACTTTGTCACCCCGTTTAGATGAGTAGTTGCTAGACATACCAATAGTTTCATTAATATAGTCATCGTCTGTACGAGTATACAATACCTCGACACTAAAAGATTGACCAAAGCGATTGCTATCTAGTGCAGCAATGATTTCCTCTGGCCTCCAACCAAACGGTTCCATGAGGCGACTTGCTTCAGCAATAGTTAGGTTGCCAGCAGCATGTAGTGTTTTGGCTTCGTTTAATGCTTTAACATATGCATTTGCTTCGGCTACACTAGAAGCAGTACGATGTGTTTGTACAACTTGTTCCAACTTGCCGTCTACTTCGTAAACAGACTTAATCTTAACAAAGTATTCGTCGCTGTAGATACGACGATATTCACCAGCACGATAAGGAATTACGTTGGTAATTTTGTTGGTTTGATAGCTGCCATCAGGGAAACCAATGATGCGGCGCATCTTACCTTCAATTTCTACAGGCTCAACAACTTCGTAGAATGTGTAACCTTGTGCCCGGTTTTCTTCTAGGAACGTACTAGTAACACGAGTAGCAGACTGTGAGTCTGCGAGATACACTGTGTCACCTTCAACAACAGTACGAGGCTTAACAAAAAGCTTACTATCTTCAGTTAATCTAATGTCGCTTGTAAGTTCTACATAACCACGGCGAGTCATGCTACGTGCAGCGGCATCATTTCTAATCTGCCACATAACGTCACGTAGTGCACGTACTTTGTAATAGCCTTCACGAGCATTAGCAGAAAGACCCATACCAGCCAATTCGTTTTGCTGGAATACTTTACCTTCTTTGTCACCTAGCACTAGCGCATCGTTTAGCGCAACCATCTCTGATTTGTTTAGCTTCTCTAGGGAAGGACGTACAAAGTTGGTAAGTAGCTTTTGATAGCGGCTTTGCTGTGCAATACCTACTACACGCTGCCCATACAGTTCTTTAGACGTAGATAGTGCCCAATCGCCCATAGCAAACCGGGCTGCGCTATTAATATCGTCGTCGGTGTATTTGCCAATTAGTGAGTAATCTAGTGTGCGATTAATAGGCTGCTCAACAACGTAGCCAGTCTTAAGACCTTTCTCAGCGTCTTCAATGGCATTAAGTTCTGCAACTACTTCTTCCAGTTGTTTCTCTAGATTTTCTAAAGAAGGTTTAATGTCTTTGGATTCACTAGCAATGTTTGGTGCAGACGCACGAGTAGCCACTACCTCATCACGATACATCTTGATGTGGTCATTCAGCATCTTAGTGATGTTCTTGTCAGCCGTAGCAACATCAATCTCACGGCCTAGTAGCTGTGAAAGACGAGTGTTTAGTTCGGCTGCAATCATCTTGAAGCCTTCAACTAGTTTAGCAAAGGCTTGACCTAGAATGGTTGTAGGTACTTCGTCAGTGAATGCCCACTTAGAAAATTGCTCTGCAAAGAACTCGGCATAGCTGTTTGCCCAACCATGTAAGTTTGCTTCAGCAGCATTAAAACCTACTTTATCTCCTTGAAACCATTTTTGTACAAAGTCGTCAAGAAGTTGTTTACCCATTGTTAAATTGCGGTACTCAATTAGCATCTCAGGTGGATAAGTATCCATAACTTTTTGATGTTTGCCTTGACCGCTATATTTTAAACCTTTACCTTTTAACCACTCATTAAAAGCATTCTGCATTGTTGCAAAATACTTCTGATTAAACTCTGCATCAAAAGCATGCCCATATTCGTGGGCAAATGTTTCCATATAATAACGCAAATTTGCATTAGGGCCTACTTCAGTCCGCATAATAATAAGAGACTGATTATTACCAAAGTTTGAGTGTGTTGCAGCGGCTCTAGGAAAGTTTTTCTCAAACGCCCGTGCGTATTCAACAATGAATGGGACTTTGCTTTTCTTCATATCACTAAGCTGCATTACAATAATTTTGCGGTCTTGCATACCTAGCGCAGTACCTAGTTTACCAACAAACTCGGCAATGAATCCTTGCTGCGTACCCGTAGACATAGATAGATTGCCTATTTTAACTAAAGCAGGATCTGACTGTAGAATTTTAAACGATTGGTCAAACTGTACTTGTAAAGCTTCAGAAGGTTCATCTCGTGGTCTAACGTAATTGTTAGGCACAAGAATATTACCTGCATCGTCTAACGCAACATCTTCGTTTTCTTTGATGTAGTTGCGTACACGTTGGGCGTGTCCTTTAATTTCGTTATCAGACCAGTTGGTTACTTTTTGTAGCCATTCTTTAATGACTAGATCGCTCTTGCTAGGCTTAGTCTTGCTGCCAACTTGATAAGCTGCTTTGTCAATGTCTGACTCAAATACTAGCCCTGCAGTTTTCCAACGGGGCTTGCTTAGCTCTAGTTCTTTAGGCGTTTTAACATCTAGTACGTTAACGTCGTCAATCTTAGTTCCCGGTTTTACTTTGGCTGCGTTAATAGCCTCTAGAATCTGAGCTTCTAGTGCAGCCTTGCGTAGTTGTAGATCCCTTTTTACATTCTCTTCAACTAAGAATGCAGTGTTAGTTGTGTCTGGCACAACCTTCATATTCATCTTACCAGTGGGATCTGCGGCTTTAATGTATGCTTCTGCAGCTTCTTTGGTAAGGAATGCAGATGCGTTTTCAGGTTTGTAATATACTTTACCAGTAATTACTAAACCATCTTCACTTAGCTTAAAAGGATCTAGCGAATGTACATTAGGGTTGCTTGCTTTAGAATAGGTACGCTCAAGCAGTGCTAGTTCTGCAGCAGCTTCATCAGCACGAACACCTTTGGCTGCAATTACGTCTTGCAGTTCATTAATCAGACGCTCTACGGGTTTGCGAACTAGTTTCTGTAGGTCATCTGCAGCAGTTGTAATTACATCAGGTAAAACTTTAGCAGCATTCATGCTGACTAGCTTGCCCAGATCAATTGCAGTGGAGATGCCAGTGAGTTCACCAGCAACAACACCCACAGCTTGTAGACGCATTCTGTTGGAAACTTCAGAAGTAATCTTAGCCGCTTCTGCAGATACTAACGCATTTTTGCCACCACCTGCCGCAATGGTGCGTTCTACGTTATTAATAGCGTTTGCATTTTTTAGAAGTTTAGTTGCTTTAAAAACAGCACCAGCACCTGCTACCGCAGTTCCAACTACTCCTAATCGGTCTAACCAGTCTGACCAACCATCCCACGTTTGCTCAGCACCTGTAGCCACTTCTTGTACTAATAATGCAGCTTGCCAATCTGTAATAAGCCAACTGTCTTTCAAATCTTTGTAAAGACCTTCTAGCCATTTACCTTTTTCTTCGTCAGGTTTAGATTGAAATACTGCTTGTAGATATGATTTAGTTAAAGAACGTCCAGAAGTACGGCTAATAGCGTCTGCAGGTACGCCATACTTAATTGCCACACGATCCATTGCTGCACCTTGTTCTGCCGCAAACGGAGTAAATTCGTAAGCAAAACCAGACACAACATTCCACAAACTTTGACCATCTTTAATGGCTTTTTCTAAACTTGCCGAGGCTGCTAAACGGCTGGCAACTCGATTATTAGATTCACTAATTTGTTGAGGCGTGTTGTTTAACAATACTGCAGGGTTTTTAACTACTGTGTTTTCTACAGCTAGATCAGTAAGTTCTTTTAATTTAGCGCGAGTGGCATCTGCATTTTTTACAGCAGCTTCACCATACATTTTATTACGTTCTGCAATTTTATTTAGTAACGCTTCCATGCTGTAAGGATCGTTACGTGCGGCTGCATTCTGCGCTATTTCATAATCTACAGCGTTGTTTTTAGGAACAGTAGTTCTCCACGCACCATCCACAAAACTATCAAAGTCAACAACATCGTTTGACAGTTCTTGACCTGTAGCAGCAACAACAATTCCTTTTGCAACAGAATAGTTACCCCGAGTATCGTCTACTGAGGGTTTAGTATCTTCTTCTGTGTAAAGAGGTTGGTTGTCTTCTGGTGCGTTGTCTTGGTATAGTTCCATTATGTATTCTCGTATTATTAGTAACCTACAGGCTGTTGTGGTGTACGTAGATTTTTAGATAGTTGAGCATAACCCCCAGCACCTTCAAAAATAGTACCACTTAGTTTACCAATTGTGCCGTACACTGCAGTATTACTCATAGCCTGTGCACCTTCAGCAGCGGCTGCTCCAATTGCAGTATTTTCACGAGCAATCTGCTGCATGTAATTTAGGTTACCTGCTAGTTGTGTACCGACACTAGATATACCACCAGCAAGAGCACTGCTACCTACACCACCTGTTTGTGCAGCTACGTTACTCATAGCAGCTTGTGCTAAACGTGCTTCACGAATTTGCTGTCTCACTGCACGAATATTTTGTACCTCTGCTTTACGTCCTTCAGCTTCGTACTGACGTTGAGCAGCTTTACCTGCTTTACGTTGTTCTTGAGCACTTGCTACTGTGGCTGTAGCACCAATAATTGCCGCTACTTCTAGAATTCCCATATTAATTCTCCGTTGAGCAAACCATTAACAGAGCGTTGTTAATCTGTTTAACAGGTTTAAAACCAAAAATAGTTTCAAATTTAATTAGCTTTTTGTCGTTTGCAGGAATTAGTACGTATACTTCTTTATGTCCTGCTTCACGTAACTCTTCTTTAGCAACGTGCCATACGTCTAGGCATTTCATATACACACGCTTGTTCCATTGTTTAGTGGTTGCGTGTGCGTAAACTCGACCCATATGATGTTGGAACTTTAATGTTCCGTCTTCGTCTTCCCAAAATACATCAAACATTCTGTGCACCTACAAACGTGCCTGTCCAACCTACAATCTTCATGTCTTTACCAGATTCAGAAGTGTACTTAAACTGCACAGCTTTACCCCTGCCACGCAACTTATTCTTACTAATAACAAGAGGATAGCCGTCGTCAAAGTCTTGAAATGGCGCTGCTAAGAAAGGTCTAGGTTGGCGATAGACTTGTACTTCAGCAGCCCACTTACCGGGATTAGTATTGTCTGTAAAGTCCCACCGACTCTGCATCA